GGTTCGCAGAGATCCGTGCACGAGAGCTGATCGGCGAGGTGGACAACGTGTTCCACGTAGCCAACGAGTACCAGAGCCCTCGCGACCGCGAGCGCTCCATTACGATCGACCTCGATTACATGGCTCAAGCCAATATGAGCCAGGGAAGCGGTGAATGGTGGGGAAGGTAACGTGCACGCACTGCACTGCGCCCTTCGAGGCGCGGACCCCTTCAGCCAAGTTCTGCCCAACCTGCGTGCCTCGTGACACCAAGGGCGGCATGAAGCACAGGCAGAACTTCGCCCGCTATGGGGTCGACAAGTTCATGTATGACGCGATGTACTTCGAGCAGGATGGCGAGTGCCCGATCTGCGAGGAGCGAGAGGCCGAGGGCATCGACCACTGCCACAAGACGGGCCGAGTCCGGGGCCTGCTATGTCGAGCTTGCAACACGATGCTTGGCATGATCGAGGACAGCAAGCGCCTCAACAAGGCGCTCGACTACGTAGCAGAAGGAGTGTACTGATGAAGTGGGTATCGCGTGCAGAGCTGGGGTGGCCAGCAAGCGCAGCACCGAGCCAGACGAGCACGAAGGGCGTGAAGGTCCACTACGAGGGAACCCGAGTCGACTGTGACACGCACGCAGAGTGCGTGTCTCTGGTCAAGGCGATCCGCAAGAGCCACCTCGCCAACAAGGTGGAGAACTACTCGGACATCGCCTACAACCTGATCGTCTGCAAGCATGGCTACGTCTTCGAGGGGCGAGGCAAGCGCAAGCGCACTGGGGCGAACGGGAACCAGGCGCTCAACCAGGCGCACTACGCGGTCATGGGACTCCTTGGCTCCAGTGGAGATACCGAGCCTACTGACGAGATGGTCGAGGGCATCAAGGACGCCATCGCCTATCTTCGCTCCAACGGGGCTGGCAAGGAGATCAAGGGCCACCGCGACGGCTACGCCACCGCGTGCCCTGGCGGGCCTCTGTACAAGCTCGTGAAGAGTGGCAAGCTGGAGCCCGGCACTGCGGTGACGGCAAAGCCGAAGCCCGTCTACGCTCCGTTCCCCGGCAAGGGTTTCTTCCGTCTGGGTAAGAAGCACCCGCTGATCACCGAGATGGGCAAGGCTCTCGTCAGGGCGGGATACAAGGGATACAAGCAGGGACCTGGCCCCGAGTTCACCAGGGCTGACATCAAGGCGTATGCCTGGTGGCAGAGGAAGCTGGGCTATACCGGCAGCGACGCTGACGGCTACCCCGGCGCATCGAGCTGGGCAAAGCTGAACGTCGCTCAGCCAAAGAAGTAAGGAGGGCACATGGCGCTGACCATCGACAAGGTCGCCCAGAAGGTGGAAAGCCTTCGTCGTGCTGCCGCAGATCGCGACCAGCGTCAGCGCGATGTCCACGACGTTCGCTCCGGCGACATCGAGGCGGTGATGCCTGGGGCCATGCCTGACGCATGGCCCAAGCCGATCGTTGCCAACATGATCGACACCGCAGCGCGAGACATGGCTGAGGTCATGGGAGCGATGCCAAGCATCAACTGCGCCTCTGGTGTCATCACCACCGACAAGGCGAAGAAGTTCTCCAGCAAGCGCACCAAGATTGCCAATGCCTACGTGCAGCAGAGCAAGCTGCACTCCGGACATCAGGTGACCTTCTGCGACTACTACAACACGTTCGGCATGGCCGTCTATGTGGTCGAGCCGGACTTCGAGGACAAGGTTCCTCGCATCCGAGTGGAGTCCCCACTCGGCATCTATCCAGAGATGGATCTGTACGGCCGAGTCCGCAGCTACACCAAGGTGTGGCGCGAAGAGGCAATCCACCTCGCGGCGAAGTTCCCACACCTTCTTCGCGTACTTCAGTCCAACGAGGTGGGCGGCCAGGAAGAGGCCGGATGGGCAGAGCGTGAGATCGAGGTCATCAAGTACTGTGACGCTGATCAGATCGTGATGTACCTGCCCAACCATGGTGACCACATCGTAGACATGATGCCGAACGTTCTCGGCAAGGTCTACGTCTCCATTGCGAAGCGTCCTGGCTTCGACATGGAGATCCGTGGTGCATTCGATGACGCCATCTGGGTTCAGCTAGCCAAGGCGCGCATGGCGCTCCTTGGTCTTGAGGCCACCGAGAAGAGTGTTCGCGCTCCGCTTGCTGTTCCTCGCGATGTCCAGAAGATGACGTTCGGAGATGACGCCATCATCAGGACGGACAACCCCGAGGGTGTCCGTCGTGTGGCTCTCGACGTTCCGCAGTACGCCTTCCAGGAGGGCGCAATGCTGGACAACGAGGCACGCCAGGCGATGCGTAGCCCGGAGGTTCGCTCCGGCAACATCGACGCCAGCATCATCACCGGCCGTGGAGTCCAGGCCCTCATGGGCGGATTCAACACGGTCATCACCACTGGCCAGGCAGTCATTGCCCAGGCCCTTGGCAGGGCTCTTCAGCTATGCTTCGAGATGGATGAGAAGCTGTGGCCGAACGAGAAGAAGGTGGTATCTGGTGTTGTTCAGGGGACCCCCTTCGAGGAGACGTACGTTCCGCGTAAGGACATTGCAGGCAACCATATTGCGGATGTCACCTACGGCTTCGCTGCGGGCCAGGACCCCGCACGTGCGATCGTTGCGCTTCTCCAGCTTCGCGGTGATCAGCTCGTGTCTAGGGACTTCGTTCAGCGTCAGCTTCCGATGGACCTTGACGTTGTTCAGCTCCAGACGCAGATCGACAACGAGCAGTTCACTGACGCTCTCAAGCAGGGGATCATGGCGTACATGCAGGCCATTCTTCCAATGGCGCAGCAGGGCATGGTCGATCCCGTAGACGCCCTCACTAAGATGGGTAAGCTCATCGAGGAGAGGGAGAAGGGCACTGCTGTGCACGACGCGGTGCTCAAGGTGTTCAAGCCCAAGGAGCAGGCCGCTGGTGCGGCCCAGGACCCGCTGGCCGCCCTAATGGGCGGTGGAGGCCCAGCGGCTCAAGCAGGACCCGGGGGCGCTGGTGGAGCGCCGCCAGGAAGCACCGCTCCAGGTGGTGCTGGCAACCCGCAGGGATTCGACATGATGAGTCTCCTGGCCGGTCTGACTGGTAAGGGTGAGGCAACAATGTCGGCTAGGACACAGAGGCAGACTGGTATCTGATGTGCTGGAAGTGCAAGGTTGGTGAGTACATCGTGTACTACTCCGATCTAACAAACACTCCTCGTTGCGGACGCTGCGGGGAGCTAGAGCAGGATGATCCTGCGAAGAAGAAGGCGGCCCCCAAGAGGGCCGCTTCCAAGCGAACCAAGGAGTAAGGCATGGCTTTCGAGGGCGTAAGCGCTGGAGGCGGCGAGGGAATGTTCCCTCAGCACCCTCGTTCTGGTGACTGGGAGACGCTGAAGGGTGGGACCCTGAGCCCGCACCTTCAGATGCCTCTGACCTCTTCTGCGCAGGGTGACAGCCGTCACCAGGCACCGGCAGGCGGAGGACACTGGGACAGCACTGTCATCGTCACCACTGGGATGACCCGTGGTGGCGGAACTATGGCCAAGTAAGGAGTACCGATGGACGAGAGCGAGACCGTCGAGGTTGTGGAGATCCGGCCCCTGAAGCACACTGGGTGGTCCGTTCTCGTCCTCGGTGTTTCCATGGTCGCTGGCATCGCGCGTGAAGTGGCTGATGCCGCAACAAACCTGAGCATCATGGCTGCTCAGCACAATCTGCACAAGCGTGAAGAGAGCGAGTTCTACGAGGTGGTGAACGATGGCTGAGGTTTCCGGACCCGGCAAGTTCAGCGAGCGCACTGACAAGGCAGTGTCCGCCGCCAACAACCGTCTACCCAATGCTGGGTACGGGGAGCAGGCGGACTACCAGGAGCAGAAGTCTGCCGCACCCGAGGCCAAGAGTGCTGGCGGTAATGTAGACTTCGCATCGCTGTTTGGCGACCCTGCATCCAGGGTCGTTCCATTGAACGCCCCATCTGGTCAGCCAGGAGTTCCGGTCACGGACGGAGCTGCGGCTGGAGTCGGAGCGGGCATGGAGGCTCTTGGCCTCCAGGACCAGCGTCAGGTGGATCTTGAGGGCCTTGCCCCATATCTGCCAGTCCTTGAGTTTATGGCCAATCAGCCAGGAGCTTCATGGGCTATGCGCAACATGGTCCGTAAGGTGAAGGCTCTTCAGTGAGCGAAGAGAATCTGGACTACAGCTATGGCGGCCAGTGGTTCGATGACATGGGCGCACTGGCCCTAGCTTTTGCTGACGCCCCCGTGCTGGGCGTCTCCCTCGCGCGTTCAGGAGTGTCGAGGGCTCAGGCCAACGACATGGCCAAGAATCTGCTGCGAGCGGACGTCTCTGCTTATGACGACGAACAGACGCCAGCAGAAGACGTATCCGATATGACGATGGAGGAGTAAGGTGGCTGGCACTTACGAGCCAAACGTGAAGGACATGGAGCTGCTGTCCAACGCTGTCCTTGATGGAACGATGGACGTAGACAACCTGCCCAAGAATGCACAGCTTGCCCTACAGCAGTACTGGGGAAGCGCAGGCATCGACTGGGGTAACCCAGACATGTCCAACAAGCAGATGCAGGAGCTGATCCAGCAGCGCCGCGACGCTACGGCGTCGGGCGGCTTCTTCGATTCTCCGCTGTGGAAGCCTATCGAGTGGGTTGGTTCCAAGCTGTACGCTCTGTACAGTGCCACCATTTCTCCAGTTATGTCCGCAGGCGGAATGGCCCTGCACGGCGTTGTTTACGGACGCCCTGACTACATTGGCGAGGATGGTGAGTGGGACGCCCTGAAGGACTACTGGGACATCGCTCACCACGTCTCTCCGGGTCAGACCATCTGGATGCTGGGGATGGATGATGAGGAGCTGAAGCAGCGAGGCATCCGCCCAGACCAGATGGCCGAGGACGCCAAGGCGGTTGAGGCCGGAACCTACCGAGACAAGAAGACTAAGGACGATCCATTCGGAGTCAAGACCAGGGCTCAGGAGTACTTCGGCTCCGGTGCCCCCAAGTACGTTACTGGTGCTACCGACTTTGCTGTCTCCTGGTACCTGGACCCTCTGGTTGTCGGAGGTAAGGCTGCTGGTGCAACCAAGCTGGCCACCTTCACTAAGCCGATTGCCCCCCAGGTCGAGAAGCTTTCCTCCAAGGTGGGCCCCGAGAACGCGTTCGACGCGTTCGCTCAGAAGTCAGCCTTCCAGGGCATGGTCGATCAGGTCATGAAGGTCAAGCAGACAAGCCCAGAGACTGCGGCAGTCACGCTCAGGCGTGACATGCCGACCCTGAGCAAGTCCGCCAACGGCGACAGCCTGGCCCGACTTCTGTCTCAGGCGAAGGATGCCGACGAGGTGTCCGACATTCTGCGTGTCTCCATGGGTGATGACGCTGGACGTCTCAGCCTTGAGCTGAGGAACGCCAAGATTGGCGCTCAGGTGGGTGTGCTGACACAGAGGAACGTCATCCATGCCAACTACTACGATGCGCTGACCGACGCCCAGAAGGCGTCGCCTCGCGGTCAGAGGATCAAGGACGCCCTTGACCGACAGACCGCATACGTAGCCAAGATGAACAAGGAGTCCCGCGTCATTGACGACAAGCTGGACGCCTTCGCATCCATCGACAACATGAACTTCAACCGAGTGACCACGCCGCTCGGCATGAAGATGCGTGGATCGAAGGCCGTGCAGGAGGGCGGATTCAAGCCTGTCTCGGGTGTCAACCCGATCAGGGCTACCGCCAACCTTGTCTACAATGCCAGCGTCGGACTTCCCATCAAGGTGGTTCGTAGCTACTCGGACATCAAGCCTACGATGTACCTGGATGTCCACGGCGAGCACAGCTACAAGGAGCTGGACGCATCTCTTCGCGAGGTGCGCGGCATCACTCGTGAGCAGCGCGAGGCTTACGTCTCTCGCTACATCAATGCCACTCCGAACGAGCGCAACATGACCCTGATCCAGATGGAGCAGGACATCACCCACCGCATGGTGGATCGCTACAATGCGACTCGCGGACCAGCGGACCAGATTGACTACAGTCTGGCCGACGATCTCTACAAGGACTTCGCAGAGCGTCGTCGCAATGGTCAGGCCGCAGCCGGTCAGCAGAGGATCTATGGTACGGCAACCATGCCGGACCCAATGGACCCTACTCGCACGATCCGTGTAGCGGACGTCGAGGCGGACGGAAGCCGCATCGTTTCCACTCCGATCTTCGACACTCAGCTAGCCAACAGCCACGTGATGATGGACTTCCGCACCTTCGAGCGTGCGCTTGAGGCGCACGGCTCCACGTTCAAGAGGATCAAGTCTCGCGTTGGCGATGGCTGGTACAAGGCGAACGAGGTTGCTGACACGCTCTCCACCGTGTGGAAGTTTGCCCAGCTCTTCCGTCTCGGCTACGCGCCTCGTGCGCTGGCTGACGACTTCCTCGGACAGATTGCTCGCTTCGGCGGTCTGGCAATGGCTCAAAGGGCCATCCAGGGCGGCAGGGTGACCATGGAGGACTTCATCCGTGGCAAGTGGGCAGGTGACTCCGTGTCTGCGGCAAGGCAGACTGAGGGGATGCTGGCTCAGCACATCGATGAGCTTAGTGCATTCCAGATCGAGATCAAGGGTGAGCTGAACAGGGCACGCGCCACGGGCGCTGACCCTGCCACCATCCAGCGTCTTGAGGATGACATGGCCGACATCACGGATGAGATCGCTACAGCGAAGCTCACCCACTCGGACATGGGTAGCCTCGTGGCGTACGGCTCGCAGATGCGAGACGTCAAGGTGGGTCGTGAGGTTTTCGCCGCTCCATTCGCTGGCAAGCAGGGTGAGCTGTACAGGGACCTTGCTGCTGGTGAGCGCAACTTCTCCAACCTTATGGGCAGCCAGGCCGATTGGTACCTGAAGAAGATGCGTCGCCTGGACTGGGAGAATGTGACCGTCAGCTCCCACGGAGCTGAGAAGCACATGACTGCATGGATGCGTCACGTCAATGATCAGATCGGCCAGTCCGCCATCGGCCGTCAGGCACTGGAGGGCAAGACCGAGTCTCAGCTAGTCGACTGGATGAGGAACACTCCCGAGGGCCAGAAGTACCGCAAGGACATTGGCCTGAAGAACATGTCCGACTTCGAGCTGGCTCAGCGAGTCAAGGCTCAGGTTGACTACGTCATGGACCCGGCAATGCCAGGTATGGACGTAGCCCGCCAGGCCGTGCTTCAGGGCAAGCTGGAGAAGGAGATGCTTGATCTCGTTCCGGCTAGTGCGCGCCCGATGGTCAATGGTGAGTCCTTCCGCTATGCGGAGGGAACTTCGCCAGTGGCTCAGCTCCTGGACAAGAGCATCACTGGATGGTACAAGCTAGCCAACCAGCTTCCCGCCCAGAAGCTTCTGCGTAACCCGCTGTTCGGTCAGAGCTACAAGGCTCACCTGGCCGACCAGGTGCGCATCATGCGCGCGCAGGGTGTGACCCACATTGATGAGGGACTTCGCAAGACGCTGGAGAGTAACGCCCGCAAGGGTGCGCTTGACGACGTTAAGAAGTTTACCTTCACCATGGACCATGAGACCAAGATGGCGTACTCGATGCGCCACTTCGGTGCGTTCTTCGGGGCGCAGCAGGAGTCTTGGAACCGCTGGGCAAGGATCATCTCCGACAAGCCGGACATCCTGGCACGTGTGGCTCAGACGTACGGCGCTCCCGCTCGCGCCGGTCTGGTGACCGACCACGACGGTAACCCTGTCGACGCATCTGGATACGTGACTGACCCGGTGACTGGCGAGCGCAGGCTCGTCAAGTACTCGGACAGGCGAATGGTCATTCAGGTACCCGAGTACCTGGGTGGTAAGGGGCTGAACAAGACGCTGGGGCTGGATGAGGAGGCTTCCTTCGTCATCCCGATGTCCAGCCTTGAGCTGATCCTGAATCACGGCGACGGGGCTCTGCCCGTCGGCGCTGGTCCATACGTTCAGATCGCAGCGAACCACTTCGCCAAGGAGGACCCTAAGTTCGCTGACTGGAGTAAGAAGCTGGGAGTTCTCCCATTCGGTCCGCAGGACAGTTGGACTGACTTCATCAACCCCAATACCGGTAAGCGCCTCGGCGATGCAACCGATGACATGGGTGCGACGAAGCAGCGTGCACTGTTCTACATGATGCAGGTCGAGAACTACAAGTGGGAGATGGGTCTGCGTGACACGCAGCCCACCTGGAAGGAGCTGAAGGACAGGGCAGACCGCTGGACCATTTTCCGCACTGCGGCTGCGTGGTCCCTTCCGTTCTCCGTGAATGGACAGGACCCATACCAGTTCTTCCGTGACGAGTTCCAGCGCTACCAGAAGCTTGACCCTGACTCCGCAGACGAGAAGTTCTACGACAAGTACGGCGACTCGTTCTACCAGTTCACTCAGTCCATGAGTAAGAACAACAGCGGCCTCCGCCCAACGGCGGAGTCCGTGAAGATGAGTAAGTACTACCGCGACCTGATCGATAAGGTCGGACCGGAGTACGCGGGGCTCATCGTCGGAGACGAGGGGGATGGCGTATACTCTGAAGGCGCATACTTCTATCAGAAGACGCACTCGGCAGGCATCAGTTCCACCGCCACTCAGCGCTCCCAGATGTCCGCATCTGAGGCGTGGCAGCAGCAGAACCTGGCTCGCGGCTGGCAGCAGTACAATCAGATGATGACTGATGTGAACTCGCAGCTCTTCGATCGAGGGCTCACGTCCTTCGATGATGAAGGCGCTGAGGATCTGAAGAGCATGAAGAAGGGCATCCAGATGATGCTCACTGAGCAGTACCTGCCTGACGGCTCCGAGAATCCGTTCTACAACGAGGCGTGGGAGAAGGAGTTCAGCTCTCTCGACAAGGGCAAGTACGACCGCACCGCCTACAAGCTCCAGGAGATCGTAGACGATCCCGAGATGTGGGCCAAGTCTGTGAACGAGGATGGTACTGTCGGAATGCGTTCCGACATCTACACCCTCCGCACGTACCTGGCGTACCGTAAGGAGATGCAGAAGGCGCTTCTGATCAGGAAGCTGAACGGCGGGTCTGATGACCCGACCGCAGAGTCCAACTACGATCTGAAGAACTCGTGGGACACGTTTGTGATGAGTCTCATCGAGGCAGACACCAGGTTCTCCTGGGTGCACAGCCGGTACTTCTCTACCGACATGGGCTTCAACATGGACACCATTCTCTCCCCGGAGAGCCAGCGTACGCTGGAGGAGTCTGATGCAAGCCTGGTTGGCGAGGAGGCCACCGGGTTCCAGGGAATGCCAAACATGTTCGACACGATGAGTCAGGAGGCGGAGAGTGGCGCAGCCAACACCACGTCCCTCTTCTAATGCTGCACCGCAGGACCCTTCTGTAACCAAGCGGAGGACGGCGAAGGATATTGCAGAGTCCTTCGCCGGTCTCGGCGCTACCAGCAGTAGCAAGGGTGGACAGAAGGATCCTCTCGTCTATCTAGGTCAGAAGGACCGGATGATGGGCGAGATGCGGTTCACCGCAGGGACGAACTACTACGACAAGACCAGCAAGCTCAGCGATGTCGCCAACCAGTACTACAACTGGGACGACAAGACTAAGAACAAGTTCCTCAGCCAGCTCAATCTGGCTGGCTATGACACGTCTGGTCTGAGGGACGTCCAGATTGCACAGCTCTGGGGTAACTACGCCGCCCAGGCGGCGCAGTACTACAGCCAGGGCAGGAAGCTCACCCCTTGGGACATTCTGTCCAGAGACCGGGAGCAGCGCGAGGCGTACATGAATACGCCTCGCACGGTGACACAGACGAGTACGGCCTATGACCTGTCCACCCGAGAGGATGCTCATGCGATCTTCCTTCAGGCGGCACAGTCCCTACTAGGTCGCGACCCGACGAAGGCCGAGATCGGCTCCTTCCAGAAGGCGCTGAACGCCTACGAGAAGGCCAACCCGACCGTCACCACGCAGACCTCCCACTACATGGGAGACACGCTTCAGAGCCAGTCCAGCACCACCAAGGGTGGTGTCAAGGAGGGCGCTCGCCAGCTCATGGCGGTAGAGGACATCAAGAGGGACCCGGAGTACGGAGCCTACCAGGCTGCCACTACGTACTTCGACGCGATGATGGAGATGATCGGAGGCTAAGTGGCTGTCAGCGGAGCAGACATCGCCGACTGGGCGAAGCAGTGGACCGGCACTCCCTACGTATGGGGAGGCAACTCCCTCTCCGGAGGGGTTGACTGTTCCGGTCTGGTCCAGCAGGTCTACAAGCACTTCGGCATCAACGTCAGCAGGACGACTTACTCTCAGATCGGCGAGGGTAAGTCGGTCGGCATGAATGAGCTACAGGCCGGGGACATGGTGTTCTTCGACACCAACCCCGGCGTCAAGGGTCCTGACCACGTAGGCATCTACCTGGGCGGGGGCAAGATGATTCACGCTCCCCGCCCAGGTAGGGCCGTGGAGATCGTGTCCCTCACTTCCGGCTACTACCAGAACGCCTTCATGGGTGGACGTCGAGTTAAGGGAATCCAGGGCGGCGGCAAGTCTGGGGACTGGGACCCGACCGACACGAAGAATCTCAGCCCCGAAGAGCTGGCGGCCAGGTACGGCTGGGCGTACAGCTTCCTGAAGTCCAACAAGGAGCTGCGTGGACTCTTCGATGATGCGGTGAAGGATTCGTGGAGCCCGGACAAGTTCCAGGCCAAGCTGCGCAACACCGACTGGTGGAAGAAGAACTCGGACACCATGCGTAAGGCTGCACTGGAGAAGCAGACTGACCCCGCAACCTGGGAGGCCAAGCTGGCTGCGGCCAAGGTTCAGGTGGCTCAGATGGCTGCGGAGATTGGTGCAGCGATTCCCTCCAGCAAGCTCGGCAAGATTGCCGAGCAGGTGCTCAAGACTGGTCTTGACGAGGGTGGGCTGAGGAACATCCTCGGCTCGTATATCACCTTCCAGAAGGATGCTGGCACACTGAACGGTCTGGCCGGACAGTACGAGCAGTCCATCAGGGAGTTCGCCTACAACAATGGAGTCTCCCTGGACAAGCAGACGATCAAGAATCAGGCTCAGCTAGTCATGCGAGGCATGGCAACTGAGCAGGACTTCAAGTCACAGATCGTCAACCAGGCAGCATCCATGTATCCGGGATACACTGCCCAGCTCCAGGCTGGGCAGACCATGATGGACATCGCTTCACCATATGTTCAGACCATGGCGGAGGATCTAGACATTCCGTACACCAGCATCAAGCTCACCGACCCGCTCATCAAGCGGGCGCTGAACGGCACCGACGCGAACGGTAAGCCGGTGGGCATGGATCAGGTGACGTTCAGGAATATGCTGAGGAACGATCCTCGATGGGGCAAGACTGACCTTGCCCAGAATTCGGTCATGACAACTGGGCTCAAGGTTCTCCGAGACATGGGGCTGGTGGGTAACGGAGGACAGTAATGGCACAGCCGACGTTCGAGCAGTTCTTCTCCGCCATCGCGGAGCAAGAGTCCAACGGTAGGTACGGCGCCGTAGGTGTATGGGTCAATGGGCACCGCGCCTACGGCAAGTACCAGGTCATGGACTTCAACATCCCGAGCTGGACGAAGAAGCACTACGGCAAGAGCCTGACCCCTCAGCAGTTCCTGAACAACCCCAAGGCGCAGGAGGCTGTAGCCCGAGGCGTTCTCAGGAGCTACTACAACAAGTACGGCGCTCGCGGAGCGGCGAGCGCCTGGTACAGCGGTAATCCGAATCTTCACATGTCCACCAGGTCTCAGCCTGGCGGCCCCTCCATCAAGGGCTATGTGGACTCGGTCATTGCCAAGGCATACAAGTATCCGTCTGGAGGTTCTTCCTCCAACTTCTCGACAGGGAGCACAGCCACGCCAAAGCTAAGCAGCGCCGAGCTGGCCGAGCAGTATGGCTTCGTGTCCAGTTTCCTCAACTCCAACAGTGAGCTGAAGAAGCTGTTCCAGAAGGCCGTATCTGGTTCTTGGAGTGCAGACAAGTTCCAGGCCAAGCTCCGCAATACGAAGTGGTGGAAGACCCACAGTAAGGATGAGCGAGAGTGGCTTCTCCAGCTCAAGGCTGACCCGGCGACGGCGAAGCAGGAGCTGTCCGCAGCCAAGATTAAGATGCACCAGCTCGCCAACCAGATGGGTATGATCATGACCTCTTCTGCGAAGAAGAGGGTTGATCAGGCTGCATACAACATGGTGGCGAAGGGGTGGGATGAGGCTCAGCTTCGTAACTACCTCGGCCAGTACGTCTACTTCACTGGAGAGAATCTTCAGGGCGAGGGTGGCGAGACCATCAACGAGCTGCGCGAGTACGCGTGGGCGATGGGGATCAAGCTGGACGACAAGTGGTACACCAATGGCGCTCGCCTCATCATCCGTGGCATGGCTACGGTGCAGGACTACAAGAGTAAGATTCTCAACAAGGCCAAGGCGAGCTTCCCGCAGTGGACTTCTCAGCTTGAGGCTGGGCAGACTGTCGCGGACATTGCTTCTCCGTACATGCAGAGTATGGCGGAGATCCTTGAGCTGCCAGCAGGCAGCGTCAATCTGTTCGACAACACGATCAAGAAGGCCCTGAACTACACCAATCCAGGGACGCTCCAGAAGGAAGCCAAGCCGCTCTGGCAGTTCGAGAACGAACTGCGAGCAGACCCTCGCTGGAAGAGGACGAAGAACGCGCAGGACAGTCTGTTCCAGGTAGGCCACCAGGTTCTGGCAGACTTCGGATTCAAGTACTAAGGAGGAATGGTGGCAGCGCTAGCAACATGGACAGCAGGCGTCGGGAGCCTCCCGCCATATGTAATGAGTTCAGGATCATCCCTTGAGGCTCAGGTCAAGGCCCTACAGGGTCAGCAGAAGAGCCTTCAGTCCCAGCTCAGCAAGGCGAGGTCCAGTGTCGCCAGCCTGAAGAAGATCAAGAAGCCGAGCGGTAAGCAGAGGGCTCAGCTTGCGGCGGCCAATGCCGCCGTCAAGCGATACGAGGCAAGTCTCAAGTCTGTAACTGCGAAGCTGACTACCACCCAGAACGAGTACTACGAGTCCACCGGACAGTACGAGAAGCTTCTGAGTGGAGCGAACAGGGATGCCTTCATGGCGCTGAACTCCCTGTTCAGGCAGTATGGTCTGGAGTCCCTGGCTGGCAAGATCTACGACTACGTGAAGAATGGATATGGTGCTGATACCATCAGCATTCTGCTCCAGGACACGCCGGAGTACAAGAAGAGGTTCGCGGCCAACGAGGCACGCCTCAAGGCTGGTCTGTCTGTTCTGTCTCCGGCCGAGTACATCTCGGTGGAGAACTCGTACCGTCAGATCATGAGGCAGTCCGGCCTGCCGGTCGGCTTCTACGACAGTAACGATGATTTCACCACCTGGATCTCCAGCGACATGAGCCCAACGGAGCTTCAGTCTCGCGTGGATCTGGCCACCCAGGCTACGGCCCTGGCCAACCCTGCGTACAAGGCGGCTCTGAAGCAGATGGGGCTGTCGGATGCAGAACTGTCTGCCTACTTCCTCGATGCTGATAGGGCTCTTCCGATCCTTCAGAAGAGCGCCGCTACTGCGGCGATCGGTGCTGAGGCTCTTCAGCGTGGACTGGCCTTTGACCAGCAGTACGCAAGCGAGCTTGCTACCGCAGGAGTCAGCCGAGACCAGGCGTCTCAGGGTTACGCGAAGATCGCTGACGAGTTCAGCGACCTCTCCACTCTGGGTCAGATCTATGGCGGAGGCTGGACTCAGCGCATGGCCGAGGAAGATGTCTTCGTCGGAGGGACCGGAGCGAGTGAGCAGCGCGAGAAGCTGATCAGTCGTGAGCGTGGAACCTTCAGCGGAACTGCGGGGAGTGCCCGCGCTGGACTTGCGCAGAGGGGTGGAGCAAGGTAAGTTTGAAGACGTGACCAGCCGTACCCTAGTACGGCTGACACGTTGACTGGGTGTAGTGAAACGGTATAACGCCTGCCTTGGGAGCAGGTGATGGAGGTTCGATTCCTCCCACCCGGACGAGACCGGAGGCCGTGGGTTCGAATCCCACCATCGTGCGATAGTGCGGTGTAGCTCAGCGGCAGAGCGCCGGTCGTGACTTGCCCTATTGGTGTAGCGGTAACACACTAGTCTTCCAAACTAGGTTCGCCGGTTCGATCCCGGCATGGGGCTCTGCGCGGTGGTGTAAGGGTAACACAGCAGTCTCATAAGCTGCACGATGCGGGTTCGACTCCCGTCTGCGCTACTTGACAACAGAAGAATTGGTGAGCGTAGGTTGTGTCGGTCGGTCTCCAAAACCGTACCGTGAGGGTTCGAATCCCTCCACCTTTGCCAATGCTCCTTGGTGTAATCGGCAACATAGGTGGCTCTGAACCACTTGTTCTAGGTTCGAATCCTGGGGGAGCAGCTTTACGTGGTCCTGATCCTCTTGGTGAGGACGCCGCCTGCAAAGCGGCGGGCTCGGTTCGAATCCGACTGGGCTTCTGGGGAATGTCGTACATGGTGACAGGTTGGTTTTGCAAACCGACTCAGGTGGGTTCAAGCCCCACATTCTCCACTCGGATGTAGCACAAAGGTAAGTGCAGCCGCCTGATACGCGGCCGATCAGGGTTCGATTCCCTGCGTCCGTACCACTTGCATCTGTAGCTCAATGGTAGAGCAACCGCCTGTCGAGCGGTAGGCCGAGGGTTCGATCCCCTTCAGGTGCGCTGGCCTCAGTCTGAGGCTTTTGCTCTCGTAGCCCAAACGGTAGAGGCGGCAGGCTTAGACCCTGCGCGTTGGGGGTTCGAATCCCTCCGAGAGTACTCATGCTACGTGCGGCATGGCCGCACTAGCTCCTGCATCGAAGATGCAGCTAGCTCCACTGGTCTAGTGGTCTGGACACCTGGTTCTCACCCAGGAGGTGCGGGTTCAATCCCCGCGTGGAGTACAAGGCCGAGCATCCCCAAGGTGTATCGACCGGTATCCTCGCGCTTGGGGCGCGAGGATCTTGCCCTACTAGCTTAATGGAAGAGCACCGGCTTGAAAACCCGGAGGACGTGGTTCGATTCCACGGTTCGGCACGTTGATGGTAGCTCAAAGGCAGAGCGCCTGGCTGTGACCCAGGAGACGCGGGATCGATACCCGTCCATCACCCCACCGGATTCGTTCAAAGGACAGGACGGCGTGCTACGAACGCGCTAATGGGGGTTCGAGTCCCTCATCCGGTACCACACTCCAGTCGCACAGTTGGTAGTGCAACGGACTCTTAATCCGTGTGGACGTGGGTTCAAGTCCCACCTGGAGTACTCTGCCTGATTAGCATACGCTGGCCCATGCACCTGTCTAGTAAACAGGAGAACGTCGGTTCGATTCCGACATCAGGCTCTCGATCTCCCGTAGCACAACGGTAGTGCACGTGGTTGTTACCCATATGCAGATGTTGGTTCGAATCC